CAAACGACTGCAAAGACAGGATCACCCTGATCTAGCAGCAACACGTCCCCATCGTAACCGGGCTGGTCAATTCGACTTCCCCACTTCAATAAATCTCGCCCATACTGCCTAACGCTCTGGTTATACCAGTCATCCTTGAACTTAGGCGTCGGAATGTTCATCCGCTCCAACACCACATAAACCAGATGGATGCAGTCGATTGCTCCATCCGCTCCAGTGCCATCAGCCCCTAGGCGATACGGCCTGCCGATTAGATCAATCACGCAACTCGAACAGCGCTCGTCAACGGCAAATGACCAACAAGCTGCCGCGTCAAACGCTTGCGTGGTACATCCGCTCCAACCGCATCAAATACTGACGCCATCTCCAGCGTCAACGCACTGCTGTCCCATTTGGCGCTAACGATCTGCCCGATGTACCGGTTGATCAGGGTGTAGCCGTCCTTGTCATTTGGATCGATCAACACGGTGCGAACGTTGGCTAGATACTCGTCTTGCACAGCAATGGTTGCAAATGGACGGCTCAGCTCGTTATTTGGAAAAGCGATCGTTGCAGGCTGGTTGTCGCCAGACTTCGTGACCGTGACGCCTGAAAACGCAAACGGCAGAAAGCCAAATTCAGTTCTAGCGCCAGTATCTACGTTGAAAAAAGGCGCATTCTCACCGACCCAGTAATTTTGGAACTTGTAGTCGCCCAAGGTGGTCGGTGAGCGCAAAGTCAGATAGTGCCCAAACGCAAGGCTGTTATCTCTGTTCTCTTCGCCAATGGTTCTTGCCGCACCACCCATCCCAGAGTGCTGAGTGCAGTAGTAATACAGCAGCGGAGCATCGTGGGCGACTTCAATCTCCGTGTAAGCGCCTGAGCTGCCAGGAGTTCCGGCAGTCGTGACGCCCGTTGTGTACTCATCTCCATCGCCATGAGTCCCGTCCGGTGTGGTGCTAAATCGAAGCGGGTGCCCTGAGTTGCTGGAATCTTCCTGCGTAAAACGGTAAGTCTTGCCCTCTGTCAGTGACAGCGTTTGGGCATCTACAGATCCACCATCAAATCGATAGCGATTGCCACCGCCACTAGCGACAACAGTTACTGCAAACGTCTGATCTGCCATCAGAGACCAATCCTCTTACGTTGCGAAGTGTTCTGCCTAAGAGTAGTCAAAGCACGCTGCTCGCCCTGTGAGGCACCTTGTGCCGCAGCCTGCTGCATTCCACGCTGGAACTGATCAGCCGTCACATAATCAACGCTGTTGATTCGTTCGACGGTGTAACGAACGTCGATTGGTGCGGCAACTGCTGTACCGCCACCTTCGCCTGACGTTCCAGAAACTCCAGAGTCTGGGATAACAGAAGAACCGCGAGCACCACGCGAGTAACGCGCCATGCTTTCACGCATCTTCGACTCAGGGATAACGTACTCAGGTTCACCGGCCTCTCCGACCAAAGCGTTAGTTGGACCTGAAACGTAACCACCTTCTGCGAAAGGAGTAACTGGCGTGTTAGCTCCAATGCCGGAATACTGCTCAACACCAGCAAGGTTTAATTCTTTTCCGCCGCCACCACTAAGTCCAGCAAAGGCACGGGCAACACCAATCGCGATATAAGTCGCAATCATCTGTGCAGCTTGCTTAGCAAGCACATCAGCAACTGCTTTCAACATATTGGCAAAGACCTCTTTAACACTTTGTGCTCCTGTGACAAGGTTTTGCAGTCCGTTTACAAGCGAGTTGCCGATTGCATTGCCAATACCTTGAGACACCTGAACAGCGTGCTGCTCAAGGTTGTTCAAACTCTCAACTGACTGCTTGATAAATTGGTTGAGAGGACTATTTTCTGCAGATATTTGCCGCATCAAGTCACCAACCTGTCCAAGTTGTGATTCGGACATTCCACCTTCTCTTAGCTCTTGCAACTCTTTTTCGATACGAAGCCGCTCTCTTTCCTCTTCACTTGTGGCCTGAGCAAGCTCAAGTTGATGCTCTAAAGCCTCAATAGTGTCTTCAAATTTTTCCTGTCTTTGAAGTTGCAGCTCTGCCAGTTCACGCTCTGTATCGCGGTGAGCAGCTAGTTTTTCAGTAGCTTTGCCAATGTTGACGGCATCTACTTCACGTTGATCTGTAATGCCAACTAAAGCTTTCAAGCGGTTAGCTTCAATTTCAGCTATTCGCTGCTCACCCTGCAGCCGAATGACAAGCTCATCGTCTTCAGCTGCCTCTGCTGCAGCGATTCTGTCCCTGAAACGAGAAATTTCAAGAACTTTTTTGCGTTCCTCCTCAAGCTTGCCTAAACGCTTTTGAAGACGTTCTTCTTCTTTTACTGCGCTGTCTTTCTTAGGCTTAAACCTTTTGCGGTCTTCTTCCGTAATTGGTATAACACCATCCGGTGTACCCATACCACGAATTATGGAATTCATTTGCTCTGTAAAACTTGTCAACGCCCCCTCTGAAAGGCCCTGCATATTGAATATGCCTCCAGCTATATTTGGACCAAAAGCCAAATTACTAGCAATAGCTTTAGTTGGATCTTTTGCTCCTTCAAACGAAGGCAACATTTTTCTCAACCTTTGAGGGTCTTTTTCCTGCAAAGTCGTTAACGCTCGCGCGAATTGAGACTGTGCGACCTTGATCCCAAGAGTTGCGTTAACAATCTTCAAAAACTCTGCTAAAGGACCTGCAATCAAAAGCTCAAGGTTTGTTGTCAGCTGCCCCCATTGCTCCTTAGCCAGTTTTGTTTGCTCAGCAAGATCTTGCATCTTCTGAATGCCACCCGGGCCAAGAGCTTCATTAAGCTCTTCCGTGACTAGCGCCGCTATACCAGTTAAATCACCTTGATTCTCAAGCTTCCTTGCTAACTGTTCAGACTCTTTTGAGCTAAAGAGCGACCGTTCTCTCAAGAAATCAAGCGCCGTGCCAACAGCCCCCAAAGACTCAGCTGATGCAGCCGTGCGTCCTATAAGTTGATCTATTTGCTGCCCAGCAGCACTAAGAGCAATTTGCGCTCCAAAAGATCCCGTCAGTCCTCCTAGGCCGCCGCCAATAACTGACCCTGGACCACCACCAAACAGCAACGGAAAACCAGCACCAAGACCTACCTGCCCAAGTCGGTTCATTCCTCCTTGAAGAGCAAGCGGCGATCCCGGCATGTTCGCACCACCACGAATTGGACTGCTAGGCCCTCCTTTACGAGCTAATTTTTCTAATTCCTTCCTTTGATGCTCGTAATAAGCGGGAGAACCAATTAAATCCTTATTGCCCCGAATTGGGCTTCTAGCGCCGCCTTGACGTGCAAGTTTTTCAATCTCTTTCTGTTGAGCATCAAAATACGCAGGAGAGCCCGCAAGATCCTTACTGCCCTTTAGCGGACTTCTAGCTCCACCTTGGCGAGCTGCTTTGTCAATTTCCTTCTGCTGAGCATCAAAATAAGCAGGAGATCCAATTAGGTTTGGATGTCCCTTGATCGGATCCGAAGGACCACCTTGACGCGCTGCCCTGTTAATAGCTTTTTGTTGCTCTTCAAAATACTTTGGAGATCCGACTAAATTTGCATGTCCTTTGACAGGATTAGAAGGACCGCCTTGACGAGCAAGACGATCAATAGCTTTTTGTTGAGCTTCGTAATAAGCGGGAGAACCCACTAAGTCTGCACGACCTCTAATAGGATCAGCAGCTTGCCTGCCGGACGCAGCAATCTGGGCTGGAGAGCCCATCATGCTTCTTATGCCACGAATTGGACTCGCAGGAAAACCTTGCTTTTGCGCTCGAAGAATTCTTAACTTCGACTGCTCTAGACGAATACTTCTTTCTAAAATTCGATACTCTTTTTGAGCGTTAGCAAGATCTTTGCGACCCTGTTCAGTGGTCGCCTTACCCATTTGTTTCCTGAGCTTGCTAACCTTTAGCCCTTTGGCCTCCATCTCGTTGATGCGATTCATCAAACGAGCACGTTTATCTACAATCCTTTCAAGACTTTTTTCTTGAGAATTTGCTGACTTGCCAAGATTTTTTATTGTCCTATCAACTTTGCCAAGATCGGTAACGACCTTTTGAGTATTGATCTTGATATTGACTTCGTACTCAGCAGCCACGACTAACCCGAAGACATTGCCTTCAGGTTAGCGCACACGGCGATATTGAGCCTGCTGACGACTCCGCTCGATCTCCTTTTGCTCCCGATCAGACTTGACCGAGCAGTAAGCGCTCCAAGCGACTAGCTCTTCCATCGACATGCTGGCTCGAAGCTGAGCCAGTGTCATGCCTAGCTTTTCAGCAATGAAGAACTGCAGGAACAGGAAGTGATCCTTATCAATCCTCGCTTTTAAGATCGTCTGCTTCTTCCACCTCATCCATGCTCTGCATCTTGGACATGATGTCCAGCACAATGCTCAGAGGCAGACGGTTGCGAATCTTGGCACGGTCGCCGTCCGAAAAGATCCGATTACCAGCTTCGTCTTCTGCCTTGCGAATGACCATTTGGATCGCAAAATCCAAATTGTCCTCAGCCGCACCAATGTTCAGCGCTTTCAACGAGTTGTTGATTGCATCGCGATCGGCAATCGTCAAAGGCTTCCAGTACAGCTTGAGAACGACTTCCTCGCCACTTTTAATCGTGTAGCTGCTGCGTTGCTCGACGCTAAACGCCTGACACAACTTGTCGATTGCGCGTGTTTCAGCCATAAAACTCAGTCAACTAGCACAATATAGCTTACCCCAAGCGCACAGATGCAAATGCTTTGTCTAGATCAAGAAACAACCCCGTATCCCTACTCGTCTCTGTATAAATCTTGTACCAACGTGGACCGCTAGGTGCTGTACTTCGTAATGGGGGCCTAGCTTCTCCGTATGTCTTACCGTCAAGCTTTGCCTGCGAATTATTGACCGCATATCCTGCATAATCAGCCAAGTTGCCAATATACAAAGGACTATTGATTGGAATTTTTAAAGCAGGACGTTTTTGGAAGCTTCTGGCACTAGGAAGATTGGGGGCTTCCCAGTCACGTTGATTGCTTACTACTGGCTCGACTGGCGTAGGGCTAAGCTCCCACAGCTCACCAAAGTTTCCGGTCCACCACGGGCCAGCCTTTTGCAGGCTAAAAACGATCTCTGGACCTGCCGCTGCACGCCCATCCTCAATCAATTTACGAATGTCCTTGGTCAGCTCAGTAATAGGCTTGGCCATTAAACCGCTGTAAATCGACAGCTAACCACGCTGACGAAATGACTGTTGTTTTCATCAGTTACCGCAGTGGGGCCATTGACTTGGCCAACACGGGGTTTTGCTGAATACGTGTCCGTGTAACCAGAAGCGTTTACAGAGGTCAAACCATCAATAACTGATTCTGCAATCGCAGCAGCCGCAGCACTTCCCTTGTCCCTTGGCGTAAAAATGCCGCATTGCACCGTTCCAGCGTATTGATCAATGGCTGCACCGTGAGGCTGGATCGTTGACTGATCAAAGTTGATCGTCACCATCACGTACTTTTTTGTCTTGCCAGGCGTTGTAAACGGCATGTTATCGAACACCACTGAAACCGTGTCATCCGCATCCGTTACCGCAGTGTTAATAGCAGCCTCAAGCGCAGCTCTAGCGTTTACAAGCGTCATTAGAACACCACCCGAATCATGTAGAGATACTCTTGGCCACCTCTAAAAGTGCGAATGTCTTGAATCTTGGTGGCACGTGACGATCCATTAAACGTCAATGAGATCTCGTCTTGCAAATTGGCTTGATTGTCCCCAATCTGATCAGGCGTTATGTAGAGCCGAGCGGTGTTTTCCTGATAACCGCCTTCTTCGTCAGAAGCAATAAACTCAACAGGAGCTTTAAAGCTATAACTGGTGTCAGTGCTTGTTACGGCACCAGTTGCCACGTTATACGTTGCAGACGCTTTTCTCACGTAGGTGATTGACGTGTCGAGTGACGTGCCAAGGTCCTTGACTACCGACTTGGCAACATTCTTAAAAAGACTGTCGAGTTGACCAGCCATCTCAACCCCTCACAACGCGGAGAGAATACGAGCCACTGCCGCCCAAACAATAAGCACCGAGATAAGACTGAAGCCAAGGATAAACGTCGAATACGTTGTTAACAGTTCCAATAGCCTGACTAGAAGTGTTGTACTTGACTTCCATCTCTCCGAGCTTGACGGACTCATAAAGTCCCGTATCGCCGGTAGTCCCTGTAATCGAGTCCGTGTCATTAGCCAGTGCGTTGGCTAACTCATAAGTAGCGTATTTGATGTCGTTTGGAATGCTGGTGCAAACCAACTCCACACGATCCACGTGATAGTTGTTGCGCGGCCAGCTCAACGCTTGGCTGTCATCGCAACGATCGCCGTAGAAGTTCAACGTGTCAATCCAGCGCGTTGCAGAAATCAGCGCTCGATTCTTTGCATCATCGGTCTTGTCGTCCCAATTTGTGCTGCTTGGGACGGTTTCAAAATATGCGTCGGCTTCTGCCAGCGTCACATAGCTATTAGCTGTCTCGCTTTTCAGTGTGGCGGTGATCGTGGCAGCCATAGCAAGAAAAAGAAGAGGCCCCACCTAATGGTAGGGCCATTTGTCTCGTCAGGATCAGGACTTGAGGCCGTTATCCAGAGGAGAGTTGACGAAGATCTCAACCGCAGGGATGAGATCGATGTCGTAGGTGGCAGACCAGTTGCTGCCGGTACGCAGGTTTGCGTTGGTGGGGTTGTCGTCAGAGGAGGTCCACTTGGTGCCCATAATGTGATAAGCGCCGTGGTAGTCCACAGACAGCACGTCCTGCTTGGACAGCACGTTGCGGTCAGCTTCAATGCGAAGATCCTGCTGCACACCCTCAAGGATGGTGCCGGACTTCACGAGGTAGCAACGGAACTCTTGGCGATTGCCAGAAGAGGTCGGGTCGTTGATGTTGCACAGGGAGTCAACAATGACTCGGCAACCAGCAAACTCACCAACTTCACGAGCGCCGATGCCGACACCACCGCCACCCCAGGTCACTGCGCCAGAAGCGGCCAGTGCAGAAGTGGAGAAGGTCAGCATTCCCACCTGATACAGGTAGTAAGCGACGGAGGGGTGAACAATCAGAGTGTCCAGCTCTTCGCCACGCTCACCCAGCAGGGAGCGGGCTTCTGCCATCGTAGAAGCAGTCAGGTAGTTGGATTCGCCGGTAGAACCGGAACCACCCAGTTGCTTCTCAAGGCGGTGGCCGTTGAGGGCAGTGTGGAACAGACCAGTCAGTTGCTCGAACAGACGGGTTGCATTCAGCTTGTTGATGGCATCAGCCAGCTGATTGCGGATGTGAAGCATCGGATCTTCACCAGCTGCCAGGACTGCAACGTCATCCACGGCGTAGGCAAAGCCACGGTGAACGATGGATGCAATCTGGGTTCCGGTGCCGACCTTTTGAGGGGTCAGATAACCAGCGCCACTGGTGCCCCAAGTTGCGGTGCCGTCGAAGATTTCTTCGGTCGGTGCAACGGGGTTGAACTCAGGAACTTGAATCCGGGTGCCGCCTTCGCGTGCATCCAGAAGAGCATTACGCACCACAGCGCCGCTCTTCAGCAGCATGGAGCGTTCTTTGATTGCCTCAGACACATAGGTGCTGAGATTATTCCTTTTTACGATGTCCGCCAGAAGGACACCGCCGGAATAATTCTGAAATGGAGCAGCCATTTCTTATTCGGGATAAAGGTTTGCGGGGTTCAAGTCACGGACTTGAGGTGGTGTCCCACAGGGACTATTTACCGGCCTCTCGCTTGAGCACAGCTGCAAGGTCAGGGTCGGTAGCTTCCAAGGCCATTTGCCTGGTTAAGTTAATACTACCTTCCAACCAAGGATTAGCGATACCTGCAGCACCAGCAGTTCCTGTAGTTGGCTTAGCACCCATACCAGCTTGAGCACTTGGCTTAAAGTGATGCTCATAACCAGAGCCAGGATTTTTTAGCTTGCCGAGATAGACATTGATGTCTTCTTCGACGCCACCGTTGAGAACTTTGACGCTGCCGTCATCAGCTTTTTTCAAATTGCTCTGAACAAGCTGCAGCATCTGCTCGGCATTGATCGCACCAGCTTGGCTAATAGCAGACAGTGCAGAAGTTTTCATCGCAGCGGTTTCGTTGGAAGCGCGAAGATCCGCTAGCTGTCGCTCCAAATCAGCAATCTGTTGGTCTTTGGTTTGAGCGGTTTTGTTGGCCTCTTCCCAAAGATCCTTCCACTGGCCTTGATCTTCCAGTGTTTTACGGCGCTGCTCGTCTTGTTTTTTGTAAACGTCGTCGAGCTTGCCTTTAATGCCTTGGAATTTTTCCTCAGCTTCAGTGGCACGCTGTTGCAACGTTTGAATTTGCTGCTCGTAAGCAGAAACATCAACGTTGACGGTGTTTGCAGTCTCAG